GTTTCCACATCATTCAAAGGCTCAAATAAAAAGTAATGTGGTGGGGGGAACACCAACATCTCCATTAAGGTTCATGTTGACTCCTGTTTAGATTACTCTGCCTTAGGAGCAGATAGAATCTTCTTAATGGGGATTTCGGTGGATACAATGTACAGGCTGTTCTCCGTCATGACAATGTAGCACGTCTCGCACTTGAATACGGACTGGATCGTGGACGTGTACTCCGAATCCGACTTGACTAAAAACTTCTCAGTCTCACGAACGCCAATACAGCACTTCTTGTCTACGCTATCCTGATAGTAATCTAGGTAAATTGGGCGATCCTCTGTAATGCTCACCTGCGCTGCACGAAGCAGGACACTGGCGGGAGGCACGGACATTTATTTAAACGATGCCTTTGAACTTGAATCTACTGAACGCATTTGAGTGCGTCTTCAATCTTGAATCGCGAACGCATATTGAGACTGGGAAGTTCGGGGCGGGGGATGTCCAGAACTGATTGAATGAATGTCTTCATGAGTATCCTCAATTCCTTAGCCGTATCCGGAAGAATCTTCGCGGTCTCAAACAGGAAATCAACATACTGCGTCGTGTTTTCCTCTGACTGCTCCGTCTTTGGCTGCTTTGCCATACCGGTTAAATCGGATGCGACGTGAGTCATACACTCGCCCACAGTCTGCTCTCCAACCAGATCGCGAACAAATAACTGAGTCACAAACTTGGCATACCCTCGACGCTTATCTTTGAGCTTCATCCATTCAACGACTTTATCTGCATACCCAGCCTCTTCAGACGAAGGATATGTTAGTGTCTCGGTCATATTGTACAGCTTGGGAAACATCTCAGTCTGAGCAAGCAGATCTTCTCGAATATCTGGAATTTCAGAAACAAGTTTCTTGGCACAGTCAGCCATCAGAATAGCATACCCTGACTGTGAAATTGCCATATCGAATAGCAAAGTAGTTACACGAAGCCGAAAGATCTCGTCGCGCTTCTTAATGTTTGATACAACCTTATCTGACATCTTGTCAAGGGTGCGTGGTGCAATCTTATTCAGGGATCCAAACACTTCGTCATACTCTGGATCGTCGCGTTCCTTGACACGACGTACAGCTTCCACAAGAGCATTTTCTCGCCAGTTTTCAGCCGGCTTAGCACGGTATGGTGCTCGTGCCGGAGGACGGTAAGGCTTGAATGCGACTGGTGTAATGCGCAGCTTGGCGATATTATCCTGAACGATCTTGGGCAAAGACAGCTTCTCTGCAAAACGAACCCCGTACACTTGTGCGACGGTAAGGCTCATTGTATTCTATAAGATAGTTTGGGAGTACGAAAAACGAATCCATTTTAAAGAATCGTCATAAAGAGTATAAAATGGGGTCAGTTGTAGAGACCACAAAACTCCAGTATTCCTGGATTTTGTGGTATCATGATCCCAACAACAAGGATTATTCCTTGGAGAGTTACGTCAAGATCGTGGACGTTTCAACGCCCCAGCAGTTCTGGTCGGTTGTTGATATAATTTCCAAGGAAGCTTGGGAGTCCGGAATGTTCTTCTTTATGCGTCGAGGATTCAAGCCTCTGTGGGACGTTCCAGAGAATGAAGCCGGAGGAGCATGGTCCAAGAAGATAGAGGATAAGACCGTTCATTCAACGTTCATTAATTTGATGGTTCACTGCATAGCTAACGAACTTCTTACACAACGAAAGGAAACTTTAGTAGGAATTACTGTATCTCCAAAGGGACCTTTCTCGATTATAAAAATTTGGAATACAACTACAACCGTATCAGATAACGCATACTTGAATCAAGAAATTGAAAACTTCAAGATTGGCGAGGACGTTACGTATACTCCTCATAAAGCAAGACCTAAGTAATAATGGAGGCCAAAAAACCTATAGTCGAAACTCTGGATTCATATATCCGGAAGACTATACTTTTTTTGTATGGCTGGATTTCCAAAGACAGTGAAGCTTTGGGTTACATTCTGGGAGTCATTCATATTCTCGTCCTCACCACTATGATTTTTATAGTGGTTCTTGCACATACTTGGTACCCTTTGTTCTGGTTCAAATGTGTAGTCTTTATTTGCATTTTACTGCTTTACATCCAGCATATATGTTTGGACGTTTGTGTCCTGATTGTGTCTGAACGTAAACTCACAAAGAACGTGTCTCCGTATTTCAAGATACTGAAAGATTTAACAGGCATGGATCTGGAAGACGATAACGATTACTTGGTTATTATTGAAGGTGTTCTCATTGCCGTGTTAGGAACCGAATTAGTTTATATGATGTTCCAATAATGGAAATTAGTATACATCCACAGCTCGTATCTGTTCTGGAAAAGAATACCAGACGAATTATTGAGTTTATGTATAGTTGGTTCACAGAAGACAAAGAGGCATTAGGTCATATTTTAGCACTCTACCATTTCATGATTTCTACGTTCTTTTTTATCTTGGTGATTGTTTCGCACACTATATATCCAGCTTTTTGGCTCAAATGTATAGTTTGCGTTTGTTTGATCGCAATATGGTTACAACACGTATTTCTTCAAGTATGTTTCATTGTGGTTGCAGAGAAGAACTTAACAAAGAAAGAGTCGCCTTACTATGGAATGGTTGAAAAACTCATAGGTATTCCGGGAACATCTCTTGCTACTTATTTCGTATTTTTCGAAACTGGGTTGATATCTGGTTTATCTCTTGAAATCATATCTGAAATGTTTGTTTGGATCTTTAAAAATTATGATATCCCGTTTTTAAGTTGAGCAAGGCATCAAGCATAACTTAATGTCTCCTAAATTAGCTACGACGTATCGGATCATCAAGAACCAATCATTTTTCATATGGATTTCTAAATTGTTGCATAAGTTCGTGCACTTTGTGAATAAGACCAAATGAGGCAATGAAAAGTTTCCTGAAACGATTTCGTCGGTCATCTTCTTTTGGATAGAAAACTCGTTCTCTGAATCTCCCATGACCGTTGTGCGTGAGGCAAAATGACCCTTGCATCCAAATGTCAAGGAGGAACTAACGTTTTTGATTTCTACTGTTTTGGCACCAAGTAATGTCATGTCTCTACAGATCTTTTGGAAGTCCAATGAAGGCATAGTGATGTGTGCCGAAAATTCAGTTTCAGGTAATTGAATATCCGGTTCGTCACGATCTAATAAATTCAACTTGTATCGTGTCACTTGCTTCTTTTCGCCGTCTTCAAGCAGAATTCCTAATGTATTTGGGTCTGCTTGGTCAACGTAAAATGTGATTGTGTCGTCGTTTGTTGCAGTTCGGACAATGCGATGGAGATGATCTGTATTAATTCCAATAACAAACTTACCTGTATTGTGCTTGTAAGAATACTTTTCGAACTTATCGGAATACAGTCTCAAGTGGACCAACACTGTTCGGGTATTGTCCATGGCTACCATGCGAACACCATCGGAGTCAAATATGAGACTCATTTCCACCAAAATACATTTCAAAGCTTCAGTCAACGTTCGGACCGCACCTGTTTGAACTGTCTTGGCTTCAACAATATAGTCTGGCATTTTATCTGATTAATGAAAGTGCGTTTAAAACCTTTATTCATCTCCTCCAATTCTCTTCTTCATTGTTGCGTGTCGCTTCTTTGATACAATACGACCACCTTTATTGTACATGAGATCATCTTTAGTGAGACCTCCAGATGTTTTCATGGCACCGCCGTGCATGACTTGTGCACGACTTCCGTATGTTCTGACTTTACGTGTTTTGTCCGGCATTTACTTATTATTAATAAAATTTAAGCCATTTGACTATAGTGTTTATTGATTCAGGGTACCATAATGGCACGCCATATAGTTCGCACCAGTAACGCGAATTAGACTTGATTTCTATTTGCATTAATGGATTGTAATATGATAAAAATAAAACACTGAAATCGTATTTTTCATCTATCATTTCCGAATAAACCTTTTCAAGGTAGTCAACTGTGATTTCCGAATAATCTTTAGTGTACAAGATCGGACACCCTTTATACTTTTCGCGTATCAAAGGGTTGTCTTCTACTATAGGTATACTTCCTGCTATAAGAGCTTCGTAATGACGATGACAGTCTATTCCGTTTCCTTCAGGAGACACTATAAACTTATATTCCGATAAAGTTTGTTGGTATTGCTCAAAAGGTATTTCTTGGTTGTAAATACCGTTTGAAGCTAATGTCTTCACGAAACTTTCTCGATTGTTCGTGTTTCTTCTTCTTTTGTCCGTAAACGTTTGTATACTGCACAAAACTGTTTTGTCGTGTGAGCCACATTGATTATTTTTAAAAACATTGGGATCCACAGTTGCTTTTAAACCTATAGGAAACGGAAGCCATTTATCTGATTGATCTTTACTAGATCCAGCAATAATAAGACTAGCTGGATTCTTTTGCAAGGTTTGCCATTCACGCAAGGAATGCATTATACTTTCTGTAAGACAAGATTAGAATTACATGAAGGACACACAATCTTATCAAACAATATATTCTCCATAAATCGTCTCATATTTGAGAGTTTCGTTTCATCGTTCCCTGGACTTCCTGCAAAATGTATAATTTTATTACGACATCGTTCATCAAATGGCATGTACATATTGTACACTTCAGATGTAATCAATGATCCGTCTACCAAATCGCGTTTATTGAAGTATACATTCATCCCAGATTGTTCTAAAAACTGGTCTCCTTGATGTGTTTTTATTAAATCAATTGTATTCTGAAAATGTTGTTTCATTTTAAGAGTATTTATGAACCCAAATAGTCCAGTATTGAAAACGTAAATCTTCTTTTCTTCAAAGAATTCAAGGTAAGCTTCAGAATAATTTTTGAAAGACCAGTTCTCTTGTGTATGTGAATGGATGTTTGTGTTTTCATAGAAAGCGTATAACTTTTCTTCGTTTGTGATGTCGTACATTATTGAGTCAATGTTTCTGTCTATCAGAATATCAGAATCTATATACATAATCCTCTTGAAATCAGTGTTGTTAATAGCTTCAAAAATACGAAGTTTGTTCATTGTAGCTTCTCTTACTGTTGTTGAATTTGGAAGTGAGAAAAGTAAAGTGCCTTGCGGGAGTGTAGTTCTGCATGTTTCCATGAAACATTCATCGCAGAGAACCATGACTGTTATTGTAGGATTTTTGAGACGCATGTACCGAATTGCTAAATCTACCAGATCTACAAATTTTACGTTATATCCTATTGCAAAGTAAACTAGATTTGACATTTAAATAAACTAATTCTATTACGTTTATATTTTAAACATATTTATCCACAAGAGCATTTCCTTTATTTTTTTGTCAGGATCGCGTTGGTAACAAAAATGAAAGAACTTGTTTCTATAATGCGCATCTGCATTCAACCAAGAATATTTAGGCTTAACTTTCTCTATGTCAATGTTCATTATGCAGTTTTTTTCAGTAAAAACTAAAGTATTTGCCAGTTTTCTGGTATTGAAATACACATTCATAAACGATTGTTCATAGTGGTAATTACTTCCCTGATAATTATCTATCATGTCTCTTATATTTTGAAAATGCTCTTTCATTTTTGGAGTATTTAAAAATGCAAATAATCCGCAATTAAAAGGGTAAATTTTATTGTCTACTAAAAATTTAAAGGTTTCAACTGTGTAGTCCATCAAAGAATGATACTTTTCTAGATGAAACATGAAATTTCTAGTTTCAGGAAAAGCGTAAATAATACCGTCATCAACAACATTAGGTAAAACAGTGTGTAACCAGACATCGACTAAAATATCAGAATCTACGAAAAGAATTTTTTTATATTTAGAGATGTCGTAGTCAAATATAAGCAGTTTTTTCATAGAAGAATCCATTGCATTAATAGAATCCTTGCATGCTACTACAGTGACTCTCTTGATATTTTTTACTTTTTCAATACATGTTTCGACTAGAGCTTCGTCGCAAATAATCAAGATATCTTGTGTATTGTATTTGCGAAGAGAGACTATAGATAGATAAAGCATGTCTATGTATTTAGGGTTGAACCCAACAGTGTAATACACTAATTCCATTATTAATAAATCATAATTGAATTTCAAGTTTGAAACTCAATTATGGTTTCATTATGTTTTAATTTATATTACACTAAAAGCCAACAGGTTAGTAAACCACGCAAATATAGTATACATTTGCGGGTTTAGTTGGAGTATGCGAGACCACCCATACCAGACATTACGCGGAGAACGTTGTAGTTGAGGGCGTATACACGAACTTGTGCAGTGCGTGTACCAGTAACTGTGTTGAGAGATACAGTGAGTTGGAGAGTTGCCTTATCAATACGGGAGAAGTTACATGTTCCGGATGGTTGATGTTCTTCTGGGCGTAAGGCGAAGGAGTATACGTTGATACCAACAGATGGTGTGCGAGAATGGTGTTGGAATGGTTGAACCTTGTCGAAATAGGCACCTTCACGTTCAGTGAATCGGTCTTGGCCGTTGAGTTGGAGCTTGGCGACTTCAACTGGGTTCTTACCTTCACATCGGACACCGGAGTCGAGAATGACTTTGGCGAGGAGGTAGTTGACACCAGATTCAAATTCAGTTTCACCTGCAATATCGAAGGAGTTTGCACCAACAAGGGAGGAGATTTCTGTTGGGGCTTGACCGAGAGGACGAGTGGCCAAGGAGACAGAGTTGGTGGGTTGGAGAGAGTTGGCTGCACCTGTGGCTTGGGCTAAGAGAGATGTGATGATACCATCAGTGGAGAAGTCATCAGAGTAGTTGAATGGTTGTGCACCACCAACAGAGGCTAACCATGTAGATGTAGAGCAGTCTACGAAGGAATCGCGTTGGACGACCCATTGGAGTTCCTTTACAGGGTGGTTGAAGTTGAGTTGGATCTTGTTGGAAGAAGATGTGATGGATTCAGCACCAGTGTATTGAACTTGTTCAATCAAGTATTCATGGGATTGTTGGGCGAAACGACGACGTTCTTCAGTATCTAAGTAGACGTAGTCAACGTAGATGGAGGCAGCGGCCAAGGATTGAGCGGCTAAGGCACTTGGAACACCAGTTACGATTTCGTAGTATTGACAGTTTTGCCATGTATCGAAATCAACGTTAATACGGACTTCGTGGTATTGGAGGGCAATGAGAGGAATTGCGACACCTGGGTTACGACAGAACCAGAATTGGAGAGGAATGTAGAGGGTCTTGGCTGGTGTACCGGCACGTGGGATACAAGAGATGGTTGTT